ATAATTTAAAAACTTCAAGCAAGAACACGGTTACCCTTGAAAAGTTTCCTCATTGGACGTTGCATTGCACAAGTCCTCATCAGAGCGCCACCTCAATGTACTCGCCTGCGGTGAGCCGTTGCCGCTCTACTTCAGTGAGCTGGCCTCTTACCTCGCCTACCCCGTGTGTTGCCGCCGAGATGAATGGCGCCCCGCTAAGAAGATTGAACTCCTCCGGCACGCTACGCTCGACCGAGGAATGGTAGATCTGCCGTGGCGGAGAACCATTCAGGTAAACCGCCAACTGGTAGTACTGGGCCTTGTAGGTGGGCAGGACTACAGCGGTGATACGGAGGTTTCGCCAGTTGCTGGTCGGCTGGACAGAGGCAAGTGACTTCAAAAGTGGAATGGAGAACCGGAGTTTTGTGGGGCGGACCTCATGGACGTGATTGAAGAGCCAGTACAGCCCCTTGCTCGTGAGGGAGTAGTAGGTACCGTAGACACCCGACACCACATCAATCCCACGCTGTTGGAGCACAAGCCGCTCCCTGCTACCAAGCACCGCCATGACCTTCCGTCCATGCCCGTTCCTAATAAGAACAGATCATGCCAGCCTTTTAACATCAGCGACAACGGCCTCCAGCTCCGCAAGGCGCTGCTCCAGAATTTTCAGACGTTTCTTTTCCTCAGCAGCAAGCTGTATTTCTCGCTGCTCGCCCTCGTCTAGTTCGCGCCAAAGTGCCAACAGGGCCTGCTCACGAGGGTTCTCCGCCCCACCGGGCGCTTCTCCTACGGATACGCCTCTGAGCATCCGGCCATCCCCTGTAAGCAGCCAGTCAACAGAGATACCCAATCGAGAACTTATCGTCCCCAAGGCCTCAGCGTTCGGCTCCCGCAGCCCCAGGGTATAGTTCTGGAACGATCTGTACGGTATTCCGCAGGCTTCTGCAGCTTCCTTTATCGAAAGCCCCTTGGCTTCCAAGGCCGCACGCAACCGCACAGAAGTTTCCATTTGTGCATTTTTATCTGTTGACATTTCCAAATGAGTGCCTAACATATGTCCGAGTGAGTACATCTTATCTATATGGGAACACTCGATCTATGACCCCTAATCAGATCCGTGCACGTCTCGTCGAAAAGGGCAGCAGCTATCGAAAGTTTGCGCTGGCTCGCGGCTACGAGCCACGCAATGTCACCCAAGTAGTGGCCCGCTGGGCAGGAGCGGATCGCTTTCCTAATGGCCGCCTCGCCTACGCGATTCTCAAGGACCTATCTGAAGAGATAGGAGCAGATGTTGTCCCCGGTATCCGCCGAGCTGCAGACAAACAGTAATGGCCACCGCCCTGGAGAGACACCAGAAGATGAAACGCCCGCTCCTAGAAACGCGGCGCCAGGTGGTCAGCGCGATCATCGGCGCCTACCCCGGCGGTCGCGAATGCGCCGCCGCCCGCCTGGGCCTCGATCTGAAGAAGTTCGACAACCACGCTTATGAGAACGCCGGCAGCAAGCCGCTCAGCGACGACCAGTTGCGATTGCTCGAGCAGGAAACCGGCACCAGCCACTTCCCCGAGTACGTCGCACACCTGTATGGCGGCATGTTCGTGCAGATGCCCGATCCGGCTCAGCTGGACAACCTCGACCTGTACGCCCGTGGCGTCGCCACCGCCATCAAGCGCGGCGAGGTCGACCGCATCATCGCCGAGGCGCTGCGCGATGGTGAGATCGACGAAGCCGAACTCGCTGAAATCATTGTCGCTCACCGCCAGCACCTGGCCGCACGGCACGCCGAGGTCGGCGCAGTGATCACCCTGCACAGGAGGATCAAGGCGTGAGCGTCTACAAGCTCGTCTGCCCCTGCTGCCACAGCCGGATGCGGATCCGCTCCTCCGAAGGCCAGACTCCGTGCTTCCGCTCAATGTACGCGCAATGCACAAACGCGCTCTGCGGCGCCACCTTCACCGGCTCCCTGAGCTGGGACTACCAGCTCAGCCCCTCTGGCCTCGAGCGGCCACTGCTGGTGCTCCCCATGGCACCTTCGAAAACCCGTCAACTGGCACGCCGCGACCTCGCCGCCGCAACCAACCAACTGGACCTACTGGATCATGTGGAGTGCATGCAATGAACGGTACCAACGACTACCGCAGTACCATGCAACAGGCCGCCGCAGCCTACTTGCGGAGCAACGCGAACCAGTACCTGTCCTCCGGCTCCGACCGGCTGTTCGGCGCCTGCGTCAATCATCTGGTCAAGGGCCTCGAGGTTCCCCAGTTCATGGCCGAGCGACTCGCCCAGCGCGCCTGGGACCAGGTCTTCGCAGGTCCGGAGCCGATCTGGCTGGGTATCGACTGGGGCGAGGGTGACAACGAAGTGGTCTACCTGATCGACACCCGCAGTCACTGCCGCTTCCCGATCCCGGCCCGCTATCTGCCCGCGCACCTGCTCAAACAGCGCCCCCAGCACACCCAGTAATCCCTGAAACACGCCCTACCCACTGCCGTGGGTTTGGGGTAGTTACGCCCAGAATTCGAGGTATTCCGCCATGAGCGGCCACATTTCAATCACCGTCGAAGTGGACCAGAACCAGGCTGAGAAGTATCTGCTCTGGCTGGTCAGCCAGTACGAAGCCACCATGGCCGAGTGCTGGTACGACGATCGCTACCGCTATACGCCGCAGGGTCTACGCGGCAAGCGCATCCTCGAGGACCGCCCACACATTGCCGGCATCTGCCGGACGATCCGCGAACTGCGCAAGCAGATTCGGGGGCACGCATGAAGGAAATGGACCGCGAGCTAAAGGCCGACGTGCTGCGCCGCCTACAGGATCAGTACGGCCTGACGCCGATCAAGGGCACGAAGTACATGCGCAAGGGCGAGTGCCCGACGTGCGGCAAAAAGGAGCTCTACACCCTGGTCGACAGCCCCTGGTTCATCCGCTGCGGGCGCGGCAAGTGCGGCGACACCTGGCACATCAAGGAAATCTACCCGGAGCTCTTCGACGACTGGAGCAAGCGAGCGCCGACCACCGACAAGGAACCCGCCGCCTCGGCCCGGGCGTACCTGGCACATGCCCGCGGCTTCGACCTGAAGCTGATCGATGGCTGGTACAGCCAGGAAAACTACTGGGACCGCGACCTTGAGATCGGTAGCGCGACAGTACGCTTCCCGCTGAAGAAAGGCGGCTACTGGGAACGCCTAATCGATCGCCCGAGCCGCTTCGGCAAGAAGAAGGCGCGCTTCAAGCCGGGCGACAGCCCGCGCGGCGTCTGGTGGTGCCCACCCAGCGTCGACCTGCAGGAGGTGAAGGAGCTGTGGATCGTCGAAGGTATCTTCGACGCCATAGCGCTGCTGCACCACGGCATCGACGCTGTGTCAGCCATGAGCTCCAACGCCTTCCCCGAGCAGTCCCTACGCGAACTCGCGACAGCCCGTGGCGGCAAGCTGCCGAAACTGATCTGGGCGCTGGACAACGAACCCGGCGCCCATAGGTACACCCGGCGCTGGGTGACCGAGGCGCGTGCCTTGGGCTACGTCTGCGAAGCGGCCCAACTGCCGCAGCGCAACAACCGCAAATTCGACTGGAACGACCTGCACCAGCGCTGGATGTTCATCGATGACGCGGCCGAGCGTGCTGCAAAGATCGAGAAAGACCTCAAGACCGCACGTCATGAGGGCGCGCTGCTGATCGCCGAGAGTCCTGCCGAGAAAGCGCTGCTGATGTACGACTGGAACAGCCGCGGCGAATTCCACTTTCGGTTCGGCAACAGATTGTTCTGGTTCAAGCTGGACCTCGAGAAGTTCGACCGGGCCATGCGCGCGTTCGAAAACAGCGACGACCACGGAGATAAGTTGCTGAACGACAGACAGAAGCGCGACAAGGCGCTGCAGCAGTCAGGCAATGTGGTTGAAATCGCAAACTGCTTCCCCCAGGCCCTGTACTTCCAGCGCAACGAGGTCACAGACGAGAGCTGGTACTACTTCCGCATCGATCGTCCCGACGACGAGAGCGTGAAGAACACATTCACCAGCGCCCAGGTCGCAGCGGCCAGCGAGTTCAAGAAGCGCCTGCTCGGCGTGGCGGCCGGGGCGATATTCACCGGCAGCGGCGCGCAGCTTGACCAGATCATGAAGCTGCAACTCACCGGCCTGAAGACGGTGGCCACCATCGATTACCTGGGCTACAGCCGGGAGCATGCCTGCTACGTCCTGGGCGACGTGGCGGTGCGCGGTGGCGTAATCGAGAAGGCCAACGCCGAAGACTTCTTCGAGTTCCAGAAGCTGCGGCTGAAGACCCTGCAGCGCTCGATCAAGCTGCAGATCGCCACCGACGCCAAGGACTACCGCCCGGAGTGGCTGGACTGGCTGTGGACCTGCTTCGGCGCCAAGGGCCTGGTGGCACTGGCGTTCTGGTTCGGCTCGCTGTTCGCGGAGCAGATCCGCGCCGAGTTCCAGTCCTTTCCGTTCCTTGAAGCCACCGGCGAGGCCGGTGCCGGCAAGTCCACGCTGATCACCTTCCTGTGGAAGCTGCTCGGCCGCGCCGACGAAGAGGGCCAGGACCCGTCGAAGATGACCAAGGCGGGCCTGCGCCGCTGGCTAACCCAGCTGTCGAACATGCCCATGGTCATGCTCGAGGCCGACCGCAGCGACAACAGCCGCGCCGGCGGCGCCGCCAAGTCCTTCGACTGGGACGAGTTCAAGCCGCTGTTCAACGGCCGCTCGTTGGGCGTGACCGGCCAGAAGACCGCCGGCAACGAAACCTACGAGCCCCCCTTCCGCGGCACCCTGGTGATGAGCCAGAACGCCACGGTGCAGGCCTCCGAAGCGATCATGACCCGTATCGTGAAGCTGCACTTCATTCGCCCAGAGATCACCCGCGAGAGCCAGGCCGCGGCCGACAACCTCAACCACCTGGGCGTACTTGAGGTCAGCCACTTCCTGCTAATGGCCATCCGTGCCGAGGCCCGCGTGCTGGAGTGCTTCCGCGAGCGGCTGAAGGTTCACAGCGCGACGCTGCGCAGTCTGAAGCAGATTCGTATCGAGCGGCTGATACTCAACCACGCGCAGATGATGGCCCTGGTCGACGCGCTGCGCCTGGTGGTGCCGCTGTCCGAGCACCAGCTCGCCTGCGCTCAGCAGACCCTGATGACGATGGCCCTGGAGCGCCAGGACGCCGTCAACGCCGACGCGCCCGAGGTGGCCGAGTTCTGGGAGGTCTACGACTACCTCGAAAACCTCAGCGAAGAGCCGGTGCTCAACCACAGCAAGAACCCCGGAACCATCGCCATCAACCTCAACGAGTTCGTGAAGCTGGCCGCCGACCACCGCCAGAAGGTGGCCGACGCGGCAACCCTGCGCGACCTGCTGAAAGAGTCCCGCCGGCACAAGTTCATCGAATACAAGGCCGTCGACAGTGCCGTGCGTTCGGCACACGCCCGCCAGAACCCTCTCACCAACCGACCCAGCACCGTTAAGTGCTGGATTTTCCAAGCCTGACCGGCGCGGCAACGCCGGAACTGCAACCCCAAAGGAGAGACACCATGCAACCCCTCCCCCACGACTATCTGCAACTGATCCACGACTTCCAGACCAGGCAGCAGGAGAACGAGGTAGCCGGCCTCACCGCGCTGAAACGCCTGCTGCCGATCGCCCAGCGCGACAGCGGCCAGAGCGGCGTGATCGGTCGGTTCCTGCTCGGCCTGTACAACGGCCAAGCCCACCGCTTCGACCTCACCGAGCTGCGCCGCCTCGACCCAGCGCTGTTCGATGCGTGCCTGTCCGTGCTGCGCATGGACTACGCCCCGAAACAGGAAGTGCATGAGTACTTCGAAAACGGCGATGCGATCTGGCAGGACCTGAGCAAGCGCTGGGCCGCAGCGAAGCTTGCAGTATAAGGAGGCTGACTGTGGATGTGATCGACCAAGCCAACGAACGAGCCGAGAACATGGTCCAGGCCGCCCTGGCCCAGCGGACAAACACCCGCCTGGCGCCCAGCGCCCTCTGGTGCGAGGACTGCGGAGAGCAGATACCCGAGGCCCGCCGCCAGGCTGCTCCGGGCTGCGAGTGCTGCATCAGTTGTCAGGAACTGCGCGAGCACCCCGCGCGGCGCTGAAGAAGAGGCGCCAGGGAGCGGCAACTCCCTGGCGCCAACCACCCCAAAGGAGAGACACCATGCAAGCGAATCAGCCTCAAGGCGGCGGCGCCAAGGCTAGCACAACCACGTCGGCGGCTCGCACTCGCCCAGCGATGGCCAGCAAGCGGCTGGACCTTCCGAGCATCTGTGATATCTGCGGCAACGCACGTTCCACCGGCAAACACCAACGCTGCAGCCGAATTCGCCAACAGGCCAAGGCTGTCGAGTGGGCCAGCTACATGGCCAACCTGGCGGCCAGGAAAACGCAGGGAGGGCGGCGGCATGCTTAAGCGTACCCTCTACCACTTCCATTTCTGCTGCGGCCTGGGCGGCGGCGCCGCAGGCTTCAACCGGGCGCGGCCGCGGGTCGGCAACGTCGAGGCCCATTGGGAATGCCTTGGTGGCATCGACGTGGACCCGGCCGGCCTCCGCGACTTCGAGCGCCTGGCCGGCGTCCCCGGCACCCTGCTGGACCTGTTCACCCGCGACCAATACATCCGCTTCCATGGAACGGAGCCGCCCGCCGGTTGGAGGGAGGCAACCCCGGAGGAGATCCGACGCGCCGCCGGCGGGCGCCGA